AACATCGTCACCAACACAAACTGGTGGAGCACTCTCATCGGTGCAGTCGATACGACAGGTCGCCCTATTTACAACGCAATCCAGCCTTGGAACGCAGCTGGTGAGTCACGCCCAACATCGATCAAGGGAAATGTTCTCGGACTTGACCTTTATGTCGATAAGAATGTAACCGCTGGTCTTATTGATGAATCTGCGTTCATCATCGCACCTGAGACAGTTCAGTGGTGGGAATCAGCACAGGCTTACTTCTCAGTCAATGTCGTCTCAAGCATGAGCGTTCAGACTGCGATCTACGGCTACGGCGCAGGTAAGGTCTTGATTCCAGCTGGCGTACGCCGCTTCAACCTCACCTGATAACTATCCGCGAGCGGTTTGGTCGCCCTTGCCGCTCTCGGTCTAACTACGAAAGGAGATCCTGACATGGCCGCTACTTATGTGACCGCTGCCGAGCTCAAAACGACGCTTGGAATCGGAACGCTTTACGACTCAACTGATGCCGTAGAGACAGTCTGCCAAACTGCTCAGGATCTCCTTAATCAGTACCTTTGGTTCAACTCTTATCCGGTTGTCGGTGTCGCCATTTACAATAATGTCGGCTACGCAATCCTTTCAGTGCAGGTCGGCTTTACAACTGGTCAAACAATCACGCTGACAAACTGCGGATCGACTTACAACGGATCGCATACGATTACGGCCACATGGCCTTGGACAAATGGGAGCGGATCGTTCCCGTTTTTCCCATTTTTTCCATGGTCTCAATACAATTTTCCACGCGGTTATGAACTTATTCAGTTCAGCCTTACTGCGGCCAATGACAATTATCATTTAATCGTGCCTTACGGCTCAGCCGCCGGAATCGACACAAAAGACACTTCATACGCAACAACGCCAGCCATCCGCGAAGCTGCTCTCATGATCGCCGTTGATATTTGGCAAGCCCGTCAGCAATCTTCAATCGGCGGCGTATCCCCTGACTTTTCTCCATCGCCTTATCGCATGGGTAACACCCTTATGGCGCGTGTACGAGGCCTTATAGCCCCTTATACAAGTCCTAGAAGCATGGTGGGCTAATGCCTATCGCACTCACTTCGCTTCGATCAACTATTGCTGCGGCCTTATCGAATGATGGGGTCTACTCGGTCTTTTCCTTTCCACCGAGTAGCCCTATCGCCAACTCAGTCATCGTCTCACCGGATGATCCATACCTAGAGCCAACAAATAACCATCAAGCGACTATCTCGCCTATGGCTCATTTCAGGATCACAATGCTCGTACCGCTATTCGATAATCAGGGCAATCTTTCGGATATCGAATCGTTTATGGTCGCGGTATTTAACAAGCTGGCATCAAGTGGCCTTAGCTTCACAATCACCTCGATCACGGCTCCAACAGTCTCACCGACTGAAACGGGTCAAATGCTTATGTCAGATCTCAAAATCTCAATTCTCACCACTTGGAGCTAACCATGACCGATTTCTCACCTGAAGATTTGGCGTTCGTCATCAAGATCGGACAGATCGCCGCAACGGACAAAGCCTCGGCCGCGCCCGTCGTTACACCTGCTCTTAAGGCAGATCCAGCACCTACAACAGACACCACGAAAGCCGAGGCATAAAAAATGGCAGTATTTCTTAACGATTTAGTTGGGTTAAAAATTAACTCAGTTGATCTTTCAGACCATGTTAAGTCAGTAACCCTGACCCGTAATTTTGATGAGCTTGAAGTGACCGCTATGGGCGACACTGCTCACCGTTTTGTAAAAGGGCTTGAAGCATCAACCTTGCAGGTCGATTTTTACAATGACGATGCCACTGCGAGCGTTCTTGCTACTTTGCAAGCTGCGTGGGGTACAACCGTCCCATTTTCAATGTTGCAGGTAAAGGGAACCGCCGTCAGCGCGACCAATCCGCTTTATACCGGATCACTTCTTATCAATCACACCACCGACATCAATGGCGATGTGGCTTCGATCGGTATGCAGCAGATCACCTTCACAATTAACGGTGCGACAACCGTTTCACCTACCGGTTCATTCTAAGGAGCAATAATGGCAAGGCTAAAAATCACAAGGGCGACTGGCGAAGTAGTGGATCACACCATTACTCCAGCTATTGAGTACGCCTTCGAGTTATATGCAAAAAAGGGCTTTTCACGCGCTTTCCGCGAAGATGAAAAACAGACCGATATTTACTGGCTGGCATGGGAATGCCTACGCAAGTCCGGTGAAACCGTACCAATGTTCGGATTACCATTTATCGAGACTCTGGCGAAGGTCGAAGTCCTCGATGATGAAGTCCCAAACGCGTAGAGCGAGATTCTTTTACTTATCTAATCGCCTCACTGGCGGTTAGGACAAGGATCTCGCCTAGCGAGTTACTAGAGCTAGATCGAAACATGATCAATTCAATGATCGATGTTTTGCAAGAGGATGCGAGGAGGATTAGGGATGCCAGTAAAAGTAGAAGGTCTAATTAACTTCCGCACCGCACTTCGTAATTTTGCGCCAGATCTTGCCCATCAACTTGATAAAGATGTTAAAGCGGTGTTGCAGCCGATCGTCAAAGATGCTCGCAATTTAGTGCCACAACAATTGCCAGGGTTATCTCAATGGGTCGGCGGCAACAAAATATCTGCACGAACTTCCATGTTTAGAGTTGGCAAGTTTCCTGTTTATATTCCACAACAAGTTAAAGCCGGAATTGTGGCCTCCGCAAAGGTAGGAAAACCTAATAACAATGGTTTTGCTGCGGTTTATACAATTCGCAATAACTCAGCTGCCGGAGCAATTATGGAAACGGCTGGCCGAAAAAATGCCGCTGGTCAACCGTGGGTTGGTAAAAAGGGCAAAGCTGGTCATGATTATTCTCATTCAAATAATCCTTCGGCCGGACTTCATTTTATTAATTCTATGAGCGGACGAATGGTCGGAAATAAATCCATGCGAGGACGATTAATTTATCGCGCATGGTATGAAAATGACCGAAAAACAATTGCGCACATTAATCTTTCAATAGCAAAAACTGCCGACATATTTGCCGAAAGAATGCGAGCCCAATCCGCGTTTAGGACTGCCGCATGAGTACCCAAAACAATATTTATGTAGATGTTATTGCCGATATTAAGGGTTTCAATAACCTTAAAAAAGGCGAAGATTCAGTTACTCGTTTAGAAAATCGATTTAAGAGTTTGGCTAAAACTCTCGGAGTCGGTTTGGGCGCAGCCGCAATGGTCAAGTTTGGCAAAGAAGCAGTCGCAGCTTTTGCAGCTGATGACGCCAGTGCCAAGATTCTTGCAAACACACTTTCCAATTTGGGTATGGCTTTTGCAGATCCACGCGTCGAAGAGTTTATTACCAAATTATCTGAAGTAAATGGCATTGCCAAAACAGATCTTCGCAATTCATTCGATGCTTTAGTTCGATCAACAAAAAGCGTCAGTAAAGCCCAAGATTTAATGAACTTATCCTTGAATATATCCAAGGGAACAACAAATGATTTAGCAACCGTTACAAAAGCCATTTCTAAGGCTTACGCAGGAAACACTACATCTTTAGCCAAACTAGCCACCGGTCTAACCAAAGCTCAGTTAGCATCAAAGGATTTTACAAAAGTTCAAGGTCTATTGACTGCAATGTTCAAGGGAGATGCTGCCACGGCCGCAGATTCGTATCAAGGAAAAGTTGATAGATTAAAGACTTCTTGGGAAGACTTTAAGATAACTATTGGAAAAGGCATTGTCGACGCTTTTTCTAATTTGGGCAAAGGTTCTAATTTAGAAGTATTTCAAAGCGCCATGAGTTCAACCGCTCAAAATATTGCAGACATGGTGTCTGGACTTGGAAAAGTATTAGGCCTTATTACGCAAATTGGAAACAGCACAAACAGTAAATCTTCAAGCGGATGGAATGACGCTTTAACTTTTGTATTTGGTGGGTTTGTTGGCAGTGGATTACAACAACTGGGCAAAAATGACAGATTGAACAAAGCAAAAACTGCTCTTAAGACTGGGCCACAATTACTTCCTTTTGCTGAAGGTTACACTTCCGCATCTCAACACGCTCTTTATCTTAAAAATCAAGCTGATGCCGCAGCTGCGTTGGCGGCGCAAAATAAAGCCAATAAGGCTGCAGCGGACAATGTAAAGCTACAAAACGCGGCGTTATTGCTTAAAAAAGCCAGCACCATTTTTGACCTCAACCGAATCTCGATCAACGCGGCTTTGATCTCTGGCGCTAAAACCCTTTCGGCTGAAGATCTTGCTCGCTTGCAGCTTAAAAAAGATGAAGCCGATGTCCAATATGCTATTGACACGAAAAATGCTGACGCAGTTGATGGTCTTTTAGGCAAGATGAATGATGCCTTGACTAAGGTAATGACGTTGGGATTACAAATCGCAACAATGCCTAAAGCAGAGAATCCTTTGCAAGCGGTCACTGATGGCGCTAACGCTGCGACAGCTGCAATCAACGCCACTTCAACAGCTCTCGGCAATCTTCAAATGCAGTATCCAAATGCTTCGGCATTTTCTAATCCTAATTTTGCCAGCGTGCCTACCCCTGCGGCTCCAACGCAACCACCCGTAACCGTATATGTAAATAACCAAGTCGATCAAAATGGGTTGACCACAACAATTACTCAAAATCAGGTCGATAACTCGGCGTCAGGGGTCAACCCTTACTTCCAGCGCAGCGGCTACGGCTCCGGCGCGTTAGCGTGGTAAGGCGATGCCCTATCCAATAACGATTCAAACGCTGATCGATTTCGGCAACTCCCCTACCTTTCCTACGGGCACAAATGTAATGACCCTAAACGACGCCACTAAAGGCCGTTTGGATTACAACTACCTTGGGTCAGGATCATCGAACATCGTGGATGTATCCAATCAGGTCACTCTGATAGACATTTCTGGCGGCTATCAGCTGCAACAAGATCAATTCCAGATCAACAAGGGAACTGTCCGCATTTATGACCCTAATGGGTGGTGGAATCCTCAAAACATCTCATCGCCATATTACGGCTTTCTTAGCCCTAACAAGAAGATCAACATCCAGACCATCTATGGCGGCGTAACCCGTCCATTCTTCGCTGGATATATCAACGCATATAACTACGCTTTCCCGACAACCATGAGCTTCGGCTATGTGGATCTTGATGTCTCGGATGCCTTCAGACTCTTTAACATGGCTCAGATCAACACCATCACAGGCGGCACATCAGGTCAAACCACGGGTCAACGCATTAACACCATACTGGATAACATCCAGTTCCCGTCAGGCCTTCGCAACATCGATACCGGCGATAACCTCGTCCAAGCCGATCCGGGAACATCTCGAACCGCTCTCAATGCGATGAAAAACGTCGAATATGCCGACATGGGTGCGTTCTACATGGAGTCAAACGGCTATGCCACGTTTAAGAGCCGTACAAACGTCACCAAAACCAACGGCGCTGCCCCGATTACCTATTTTGCCAATGACGGCTCAGGCATCAGTTACGCGGGTATCACTTTCGCCCATGATGACAAGCTAGTGGTCAATTCGACGACAACCACCAATATCGGCGGTACGGCTCAGAATTACACCGATGCCGCCTCAGTCACTAAATACTTTCCACACTCTGTCCAACAGTCCAATGTGGTCGGTTACTCCGATTCTGACGCGGCTAATGTCTCGAAGATCTATGTCCAGACGCGTAAAGATACGACAATCCGTATCGACCAGATCAGCCTCGATCTCACCACGCCAAATTACGACGCTGGAATTACCGCAGCTCTTACGCTGGACTATTTCAATACGGTCAACATTAAGAATGTTCAGTCCAACGGATCGACGATCGTCAAGACTTTGCAGGTGATGGGCAGCAATTACAAAATTACTCCAAACACCTTCGACATTTCCTTTACAACCTCAAGTCCGATCGTGGCGGGCTTTATTCTTGACTCATCTTTATACGGCGTTTTAGACACTTCAACTCTCGGATGGTAAGGAGCTAGAAAATGGCAACAGGATTTCCTACTAAGGCAAACTGGGCGGCAGGTGATGTCCTTACCGCTTCGCAAATGGACGATCTTGCAGGAACGGTTAACCTGCTTAACCCTACGGCAAAAGGCGGATTAGTTTCAGCTTCCGCTGCTAATACCCCTTCTGTACTTGCAGTGGGTTCAGATACTTATGTTCTTACTGCCGATTCAACTACTACAACGGGACTTAAATGGGCGGCGCCGTCTTCCGGAGGAGGAATGACTGCAATAGCAACAGGTTCGTTTAGTGGCACTTCAACTTTAATCTCTTCGATTCCAACAACTTATAATCAATTAATTTTGCAAATTAATTCTTTTTATTTCTCGGCCACTGGTTGGGGATTGTATCTGAGATTAAATGATGATTCTACTGCGAATCGATATTATAATTCAGGCGCTTTTGCAAGCGTGTCAACGCAAACAGCATTTAATGATTCAAAAATACAAATTTCATTAGATAATTACGGATTAACTACTTCAGGTTTAGGAACAAGTTACACAGTTCTTCCAAATTACAATAACACTTCAGCCTGGAAACAAACTTTCACTTATTCTGTCGGTGAAGGAAATAGTACGCAGCCTACTTATTTTACATATTATGCTAATGGTGGAATATATAATCAAACTACTGCCGTGACATCTTTAAGAATTACTAATGGTGCTTCTGCCACTCAATCAGGAACTTATACACTCTGGGGAGTCAAATAATGAATATGCAAACACAAGTATATGATGTAGAAACTCAAGAAATTAGTGAAAGAGATGTAACACCTGCCGAATTAGATGTGATGCGACAAGATCAAGAATATGCACAATCCAAAATTTCAGATTTGCAAAATTCAAATAATTCAAAAACTGTCGCAGAAGCTAAATTAGCAAAATTGGGATTGACCGTCGAGGATCTCAAAGCTCTTTTATGATTTCAGACATAGCCCTTAAAGAAGTCGGATATACCGAAAGCGCTAATAACGCCAATAAGTATTCGGCCGAACTTAAGCGACCAGCCGAATCATGGTGCGCCGATTTTGTTTCATGGTGCGCGATCAAGGCTGGCGAAACCGTACTCAACTCCCCTAGCGTTCAAGCATGGTATGAATGGGCTAAAGCTAAGAATTACCTTGTATCGGTGGCAACATCTAAGAAAAACGATTTACTACTCTTTTCATGGAGCGGTACTCAGCTCGAACACATTGGAATCAACCTCGGTTGGAATCCCAATACGCACCTATTCGATACCGTCGAAGGCAACACCTCAGGTAATAACACGGGATCACAGGCAAACGGCGACTGCGTAGCAATCAAGCATCGTCCACCTAGTTGCATCAAGTATGCAATTCGTATCCCTTGGAGAAATCAATGAAAAACCTTAACTACAAACAGATCAGCATGGCGGTCACTGGCCTTCTCGTCACATGGCAAGCCACAAACTTCTCACTTAACTACCGCGCCGTTTTATCAGCGATCATCGCATCTGGTCTTGCTGGCGCGAACACACAGAAGAAGGCGTAGCTTGAACGGTGAGTGCATGGTTGAACTTCGCTGGATTAGTTATTGCCGCTGCCATATCGGGCTATGCGGCTTACATGGCATCCAAAGCGGAGAAGAACTCACGACCCGTCA